CATAGTTATTATTTAGTTAGAATATAAAAGACCGCCCATACCATTCTCAATGCGGAGAACGTTGTAGTTGACGGCGTAAACGTCATCGGTGTTCACAGCCGTGTCGCTGATGATACGAGCCGAATCAAGACGGGAGAAGTTGAGATTACCCGTGGGCTGGAGCTTACCAGTGTCGAGGCAGAAGGGATAAGTGAAGAGCTTGGCACCTGGGGTAGAGTTACCATGGGAAGTGTGGTAATAAAGGGGAACCGATGTGAAGTTGGGGTTACCGAATTTGTAGTCGGCGACATCGGTGCCGTTGATCTGGAGCTTGAGCTTATTGGTATCCGTTACGATGTTCACAGCAGTCGTGTTCGCCGCCGCAAGATACTTGATAGGGTGGTTGAAGTTGAGTTCCTGGATCTTGTTGCTAGAAGCGACAGCCTTCTGAACCTGGGTGATGAGCATGTTCTGGGGCTGGGAAGCGAAGACCTCACGCTCCTGAGTATCAAGGTACGCATAGTTGGCGTAGACCTCCCACTTGTATTCGGTGGCACCAGATCCCCAAGTGATGCGAAGCTCAACATCGTGGTACTGGAGGGAGATGAGGGGGAGGGCAGTCTGCCAGTTCTCACAGAAGGCGAAGCGGAGAGGGTAGAAACGCTCGTTGGTGGAACCACCGTAGAGATCACCAGCGACCGACTTGGAGGAGGAAGTGGCCGAGAGGGTGGGGGCAATCTGGGTCGAGTAGAAGGAATCCTGATCATCAATCACCTGGCCACCGACGAGAAGCTCCACCTTGGAGATGGCGGTGGTCCAGTCGGGGACGATGTTCGATTGGGTGCCATCGGACTTGATGGGCATGAGGTAGACGTAGTTGAGCATGTCACCCTTGCGCTCGAAGCGGATGGTGGACATACCACTGTTCGAAACGTTGCCCTGAATGACCTGACGCTCGACAGTTTGGGAAAAGTTCGTGTGACGTTTGTAGGTAGACCTAAAAAAGCTGACTTCGGGCTGACCGACGAGGTGCACATCCTGAGCACCGACAGCGACGAGTTGGGCGATACCACCAGACATTTTATATTATAGTGAGAGTTTATTTTTAAGTGGGCGACGAATCTGTAAGATTCCCCACTCAGATACGTGGTCGATTGGAACTTTTTACAAACTGGGACACAATTTGTAAGAAGTTTGGGTTTTCATGTTCAAGTCCTACGGACTTGGGACTCAGCCACAATGGTACGTACACCCAACGAATGCTGCTTTATGTACGTGATTAGCTTCATTCGATTCTACACCACCCGCATCGAGGTACCTAATTTTATAAGCCTTTTCAGTCTCTGTGGGGTGTTCTTCCCACATGATTTGTCCATTTTCGTCAAGAACGTTAACATATTCTTGACGAACTTCTGTGGTCACATTTTCAACATCTGGACCAGGATCAGTTTTGTATTCTACCGTAGACACACATTGATATGTAGTACGAGTCATTTCCGTGTATTTAGTTTTTTGTTCAGAAGTCAAATTTTCATAAGTTTCTGCAGATATCTCATCATTTTCACTAAGATAATAAGTTTCCAACTTAATATATTGATTTTCGGGAGAAAGATTGGAATAATTTTCATAACTTGTATCGCTATATGTCGTCTTAATCCAATATTGGACATCCCTGAGCTCTTTTACAAGCCGTTTCACTGGTTGGGTAGATGGATTGAAATCACAATCCATGGTGATTTTAGCGACGGTATAATTGTGTAAAATATCATCATCTTGTTTCATTCCATATCCAGCTATATTGGAAGTTGTGATATAATCACCAGATTCGAGGGAGCCATTAATATCCGTAACCCAAATAGCACCTTCACCGACAGAGTTAATAAAAATACGAGTATCTCCATCTTCTTTTGAATCTAAACTTTTAATGTGTCCAAGCTCTACTATACGTTGATCTGGATCTTCTGCATCGGATATGACACCAAAACACGTTTTATCGTTAGCAACGTTCGAAAGAGACACTATGGGAAGAGATTCGTTAATTGTAATTGCGTTAGAACCCGCCTCAACACCGCCACTCATCTTAATATACTGATTTTTGTCAGCACTGACGATGAGACCCTTTTTAGGTTCAGCGTCTGAATATAATAAATCTTCGACGAACGTTCTGTGTTGTCCCGTGAAGTTTAATTTTATACCAGTACCACCACCTCGATCTATCCACACTCTCATTGTACCATTAAAACTAAAGTAAAGATCTTCTCCCCATGTATGTATTTCCCAGTACCAACTGTATACGTTCCTCTCGAGTCTAATACCACTGTTGGCGCTATATTCGGATGTACTTTTAAAGTGCATCAAAGCAGCAGGACTCGTTTCATTAATACCGATACTGCCACCAGTTGTAAGTACCATTCTTGAATGAGATAATGAAATCCTGTCGCTAGTCGAACCGCTACCAACCGTGTTTACGGTACAAAAGTGCATATTACCCCTCCCCCACGATGCTGGTTCATTTATAATACCAGTTTTTACATTTTGTTTGTTATACCAACTGTTAAATCCAATACCACAGACCCCCTCGTATGTGCCAGTGTTAGTACCATTCCCACCGTGTATGACAAGTCCAAGCTGATCGGGTGAATAATAAGCTGGAATATCTAACAAGAATCGAGGACTTGCAACATACGGACCGATAGTTGTATTACCTGCAGAATCTATGCGCATACGTTCGCTTCCATTTGTATAAAACCCCATCTGATTAATATTATTATTGTAGTCGATACGACCTGTGTCATGATCATCCGTATCACCGAATTCGAGGGTTGAATTAGAACCTGAACCACTCGTAATTCTTAAACTCGTGTTACCAGTGCTTTCTACAGCTAATTTTGACCCCGGAATCGTCGTCCCGATGCCGACATTAGACGTCAATGTATCCACGAAGAGGTTAGCTGTGCCCACCTCCAAGTTTGATGTAATCTCAACATCTCCTGAAAAGGCTTGGACGTTCGTCGCTGCCATTTATAAGTACCGCACAATTTTTTTAGGAGTCTGGGGCGCTCCTAAAAAAATTGGGTGTTCTTTAGGAGTCTGGGGCGCTCCTGAAAGGGATTTAGTACCCAGTAGATGTTCCATCGATAGTCGAGACACTTCCAGCTGCGTCGCCTGAAATGTATTCCACGAATATGTTGTAATGTCCCTCACCATCTAAGTTTGTAGATGGCGTTAGGGTAACTGTGGTCGTGGTTGCACCGACTGTTGTACTCCAAGGATTTGAGGTAGCATCACCGAAAATTGAGAGAGGTCCTTTAGCGATGTTTAAGGTACTCGTGGATGCACCACCTCTTCGCCCACCCGTGACATCGATATTGAGTGTGCTTATTTCTATGTCAGATTCAATGAGTTGTGCAGTGATTTTAGCAGAAAAGGCATGATCCGAGAACACGATGTCGATGTTTGGTGCAGTTCCAGTCGTTATTGTACCAGTCTGAGAGTATGTCTTCTTCGTGACCCCACCTGTGTTCGTCACGAGACCCCCAGCGATGAAGACGTTCGCATCAACGTTGAGATTTGAGGATACAAATGCATTTCCTGTAACATGGAGGGATGCATCGGGACTTGCTGTGTTTACACCAACTCTGTCTGTGGTAGAGTCAACCTTCAGAGTGTCTGTATCGACTGTGAGATCACCAGTTACATTAGTCGCTCCCTGAACATCTAATTCCACACTTGGATTTATTGTGATAACACCAACTCGGTTATTCTCTGCATCGACATGAAGGGTGTTTGTATCCACTGTGAGGTTGGAACTCACGTATACATTACCCACAACATGTAAGTTCGCCTCTGGGCTAGAGGTTTCTATACCAACTCTTTTATTGGTTGCGTCGACGTGTAGAGTGTCAGTATCTACGGAAAGAGTCGTTGCTGTCAGCGCCCCAACATTCGAGGTTCCATGAACATCTAGAGCGTATGCGGGGTCCACCGTCAAGATACCCACCTTGTTACCCTCGGCATCTACGTGTAGGGTATTCGTATCCACTGTGAGGTTGGAGCTCACGATGACGTTACCCACGACATGAAGGTTCGCCTCTGGACTGGAGGTTTCTATACCAACTCGTTTGTTCGTTTCGTCTACGTAGAGTGTGTCGGTATCTACGGAAAGAGTCGTTGCTGTCAGTGCCCCGACGTTGGAAGTTCCATGAACGTCAAGAGCAAACGCTGGATCCACGGTCAAGATACCCACCTTGTTACCTTCAGCATCTACGTGTAGGGTATTCGTATCCACCGTGAGGTTGGAGCTCACGATGACGTTACCCACGACATGAAGGTTTGCCTCTGGGCTAGAGGTTTCTATACCAACTCTTTTGTTGGTCGCATCGACATGGAGAGTGTCGGTATCTACAGAAAGAGATGTTGCTGTCAGTACTCCAACATTCGAGGTTCCGTGAACGTCGAGAGCAAACGCTGGATCCACCGTCAAGATACCCACCTTGTTACCCTCAGCATCTACATGTAGGGTATTTGTATCCACAGTGAGATTCGAGCTCACAATGACATTACCCACAACATGTAAGTTCGCTTCGGGACTGGAAGTTTCTATACCAACTCGTTTGTTTGTTGCATCCACAATCAGAGTGTCTGTATCTACGGTTAAACTATCAAAAGTAGCCGCTGCGCCATGTATATCATTCGTGACACCCAAACCACCCCCCACGATGAGGGCTCCAGTGGTTTTCGAGGTAGAATTTGTCCCATTCGTGAGGGTCACGGCACCATCAGTGGCCATTCGAAGACGTGTATTCGTGGTCAAGTCACTCGAACTGTTGGCGATGACGAGATCATTTTCACTCCTATCTAGACCCATGGCGAAGGCTTCACCACCCGCTTGGTTCCAAGTCACAAAAGCATCTCCACCATCACTGGCAACTTCGAGGTTTACAATAGCGTCGTTTGTTGCGGAACCCGCTGCACTCTTCATGTAAATACCATTTGTCGTCTCACCAGTTCCGCTCACGAGAATGTGGAGAGGTGCTGTAGCCGCATTCGTTCCCACACCCACATGGGAACCTGCGTATACATTCGTAGAATGAATGTTCGAGGCTACACCAATACCACCTGAAACAACGAGGGCACCCGTGGTGGTTGAAACTGCATCTGTGGTATCTTGTACCCTCGCATCACCCCCAACATCGAGGGAGACGGTGGGAGAAGCCTCGTTGATACCGACACGTGAACTACTCACATCCACAAATAGGTTGGAGACGGCACCGACAGTGAGATCATCTGCGAACGTTGAAGTGCTCATGACATTGAGCGTTTCGTTTATCACCAAGTTGTTTTGGATTTCTACATTACCTCTTAAATCGATCAACATTATATGATCTGGATCTTCATAATGAAGAATGTGATCATCTGAAAATGTATTTTGTGTATAACTAATTGAAAACCTGTGTTCATCTGCGTGATATATGAGAGCTATATTAGCGTACTCACCGTCATCTTTATGTTCCATCATGATACCCGTGTCGAGGTTATGTACTTCATTGTTTGCACCGATACCGAAAATTCGATCTTCAATAGTTACATTATTCGACGAGATGATGGATGTGTTACCACTTAAAATAAGGTTACCAAAGAATTCAGCTTCAGCGGCACTCACTACATACTTTCCACCAGGTGTGAAATAAATAGAAGACTTTTCGAGGAACCCATCTGTGCCTACCATGGGTACATGTTTATTTGTAGCATCTACGAGACCCGCCACGGAAATGTTTGAACCCACTTCAAGGTTTGATGTTGTCACTATTCCTGTGGTAGTATTTGTAAATTGAATTGTATTGGAAGTTGTGTTTCCAGTGTCGGTCACTTGTTGAAGTGTTTGAAGTTGAGTGAGGAGATTTGTGGGCAAAATCTTTTTGAGATCATTATTTGTGTCGTTGACATACACATAGTTTATGTCAGTCTCATCAGCGACAATGGGGGCGTTGGGGATATCGTTGGAACGGCCAACACCCGTGACGTTCACGATACCATTCGAGTTCCCTTTCACGACCAGACCCACGTTTTGAATGAGATCATTGGGTCCATAGGGTTTTACATTAGAGAGTGCACCCGCCGTCACGTTACTGACATAGACGGTCTCGCCAGTTTGGAAATTATCTGTATCAACCCCATCGGCTCGCCCAAACGTCACGATGAGACCTTCTTGGTTGAGTGTAAACGCCTGGTACGCTACACCGAGGGCAGGCATAGTGGCACTCGAGTTCGCTCGAGCTTTTCGAATAGAGAACATGTTGTTCCCGATACTACCCGTGGCATACACGGCATCACCTTTCGTAATTGTTTCTTCCGCCTTTGCGTAGAGGAATGTGTGATTTTGAAGTTGGTTTGTCCAGTTGGAACCGTCGTAGACGAGCATATCTTCATTGGCGAGTGCCTTTTCACCGCCTATGAGGACACTGTTAAGTTGGTCGAGTTTGACTTCGACATTTGAGGTGAGGTCAGTGATGAGAGCAGTCGTGGGGTGTTTGAGATTGAGAGTGCCATCTGTAGTTACATTCGAGGACACGTACACATTACCCACGACGTGAAGGTTCGCATTAGGAGTCTTGGTGTTCACACCCACATGACTCGCTTCCGCATCTACATGGAGGGTTTCGGTGTCAACGGTCAAGTTAGATGAGACATAGACATTGCCCACGACGTGAAGGTTCGCATTAGGAGTCTTGGTGTTCACACCCACATGACTCGCTTCGGCATCGACATGAAGGGTCTCTGTATCCACAGTCAAATTAGAACTGACATACACATTACCCACAACATGGAGGTTGGCCACAGGGTTCTTTGTGTTCACACCAACGTGGCTCGCCTCCGCGTCAACGTGTAGGGTCTCGGTGTCCACAGTTAAGTTTGACGAGACGTAGACGTTACCGACAACATGGAGGTTGGCTGAGGGGTTCACAGTCCCGACTCCGATAGAGTCGTTCTCCACATCAACGTGGAGTGTATCAGTATCTACAGTGAGGTTAGAGCTCACGTAAGCGTTACCGACAACATGAAGTTCTGCGGATGGAGTCACAGTCTTGATACCAACTTTATTCTCAGACGAATCTACAAATAGAGTATCAGTATCCACCGTAAGATCACCACTGACACTCGTGTTTCCAGTGACGACCAAGATGTTCGAACCAAATTCATCCACATATAAATTTGAACCGACATCGAGGGTGTGCATTGGATTCGTGTTTAAAACACCAACATTCGATTCGGTGTAGAGACGACCATAGACATGCACGTTGATATCTTCAGATGTTAGGGGTACGATAGCATTGCTATAAGCGCTACTTTCGGTGAATGCTAAAATGATTTCATCTGTTTCTTCTTTAAATCCTACAGTGACATTTGAATCTGGTCGACCCATGATGAGTCCTAAATCAAGAGTTGTATCTCCAGATGTGTTATTTTTACCCAATTCAATAATAGCATCTTCGATGATCAGGTTATTACTCGTGATTGCCGTTATACCACCCTTCACATCGAGGTTTCCATCGATCGAAACACCACCATTGACGACGAGAACATTCGAACCTGTGTCGTCAAAATATACATTTGACCCAATACTGAGAGTATGTTGAGGGTTTGTATTGACGATACCAACATTTCCATCGGTGATGAAAGATGCATGCGCCGTATTATCAAAGTATACAGTACTTACGTTAATCACATTACCTCGAAAAGTGGCACCATTTAGAGTTGTCGAAATAATATCAGTCGCCGCTTCACCAGATTCGGTAACCTCTTTCGTATTCTTATTATACATTAAAAGTACGATGGCGGGATCATCATATTCTTCTCTCAAACGAATAGGCGAAATATAAATTGTATTCGCTGTATTAGCGTTTAAACTTTCATTACTCGCATTGAAAACGATCGTATTTTCCGCCTGGTCATCTAGAGCATTTTTACCAAAACGCACTTTGGTAGATCTCTCAATAGTCGGTATGTTCTTGACCATTTATTATAACATCGTATTTTAATTTGCGTAGAGAAGTCCCGCCATACCGTTCTCTATACGGAGTATATTGTAGTTGACCGCATATATGGGGTCGTTGATAGGCATACTCTCACTCATGATCTTGGCTGAGTCTAAACGACTAAAGTTGAGAGTGCCTGTAGGTTGGAGAGAACTTGTGGAAAGACAGAAACAATAGAGGAAAAAATCTGGGGAAGTCACGAAGTTGGTGTGATAGTAGTTCATGACATCTATAAAGTGAGGCTTACCCCACCTATAATTACTCACATCAAGGCCATTGATATTCAATTTAACCTTATTCGAGGGAGATGTGAGAGCGCCATCGGTGGTCGTATCGGACGATGCGAGGTATTTCACTGGATGATTAAATGTGAGATCTTGTACAATTTCACCCGATGCGATATTCTTTTGTACTTGGGTGATGAGAAGATCATGTTTTCGGGAAGCGATGTTTCCACGTTCTTCGTTGTCTAGGTAGTAATAGTTTGCGTAGCACTCCACGTTGTAATTCGAGGCCGCACTTGCCCAATGAATACGAATCTCAACGTTGTGGTAATTGAGAGCTACGAGGGGAAGGGCACATTGGGGTCCCTCACAGAAGAAGAAGCGAAGCGGATAAAAGTACGAACGAGCGCTCACACCTGGGTGAGGACCGTTCGAACTCTTAGAAACATTTTGAGCAAAGGTATCGATAGCGATCTTTTCAGTGAAGATGGCATCTTGTGTGTCGACGAGAGAACCACCGATGAGAAGCTCAACCTTATCGATGATCGTATCCCATCTCTGAATATCGAGAGCTTGGGTCTTATCATCGAGAGTAAAATAGACATAACCGAGAAGATCGCCAGATCGTTCGAATTGAACACTGGACATAGAATTGTTTTTCACTGCTCCATGGATGGTTTGTTTTTCGATGGACTGTGAAAAATTAGCATGTCTTTTGAATGTTGAACTAAAGAAAGATATTTCGGGATCACCCACGATATATTCATCCTGGGCACCGATAGCGATCAATTGAACAATACCAGCGGACATGGTATACTACTTTAACGGGAGAAAATTACAAATTTGGTTTTCTACACACGAAACGAAGAACGAGGAAATTATCTTTAGCGGGAATCGATGGAAGAATTCCATTACCATCTTGATCTCGAATTGTCACAGTTAGACGATCGATGCGACGAATGGGGTCGATGTATTGGGTCACGATTGGATAGTTATCCTTAAAATTTATAACTGCATCTCCATCTGTGATGAGACTCGCAAAAGAACCACGAATCATACTCTTAGATGCTTGTCCTTCATATTCATTCGACGCCCTATCGTTGAAAATGGTGTCCAACTCTTTGATGGAAACGTAATAATGTTCGGTGGATACATTAGAATTAATACGAGCCGCAATGAGACGAGCTTGTACGACATTTTTTATGGGCTGCTGAAGAAAGCATGTGAAAGTGTTGGCACTACTTTGATCGATGGTATCAATTGTTAGAGTGTGATACTCATAGTTGAGATCTGGAATAGTCTCAGTTGGGGAAGTGATGAGAGCCATTTATAGTTAGCTTAGATTAAAGATCCACCGATTCCCTCCGAAATCTCATAACTCGCAATGTCCGAGATGAGCTTTTGAGCACCACACAAACCACCTGGAGTCAGCGACTTGGTGTAAGCACTGCCATCTTTGCGTCCAGGGGTACACTCGATCTTATTCTCCAGATCGAAGATGGAACCCTCACGGATGGGAGTAACCTTAATTGGCCTGGCCTGATACATACTGGTATCACGGAACATCATGAGAGCGACGATGACGACGAACAAGACACCGATCGAACTGAGCGCATTGCGGTTCGCTTTGTTGAGGTTGAGCATTTACTATGTACATATATTTTTTTAAAGTGCGTTAAAGGTATTTTTTTAGTTTCCATATAGAGAGTAGATGGACGAAGAAATCGTACTCGACAGAGGAAATACGACGGTGATGAAATTAGACGCCGATGAACAGGCGCTTATGGATGAGATTCAAATCTCTGCTCCTCGACCAAAACCAGTTCCACGACCCAGTCAGCCGATGCGTCAGGCACCACCCCAACAACATCAAGAGGCGATGGATGCATTTGTAAACCCCACAAAACAGTCGGCTCCCCAGCAGCCTCACCAAGAGGAAGAGATTGATTATGGTGAAGACGAACCAATGTTTTACAATGATGATGAACCCATGGGTGGTGGTTTCCAGGAAGAGGCTCCTTCCAAGGGATATACTTCTATCGATGAAGAGAAGGCTGATCTCTTGAACAAATTGGCTCGTCTGGAGAAGAAGGGATTCGCTGTCAATAAAAGACTTAATGCCTACTCCAATGTCGACGAGTTGAGGTCCGAGGTGAAGCGGATCACATACAGCATCGATGTGGAACAGTCTATCCGTTTCTCTCGACGAATGCTCGTAGCCTGTGTGACTGGTCTCGAGTTCCTGAATAAGAGGTATAACCCATTTGAGATTCAGCTCGACGGCTGGTCTGAGAGTGTGATGGAGAATGTTGATGACTACGATGGTGTATTCGAGGAGCTTTACGTGAAGTATCGATCGAAGGTCAGCGTCGCCCCCGAGGTGAAGTTGATCATGATGTTGGGTGGTTCGGCGATGATGTTCCACCTCACCAACAGTATGTTCAAGTCGGTGATGCCCAACATGAATGACGTGATGAAACAGAACCCAGATCTCGTGAAGAATATGATGGCGGCGGTTCAAAACACGACCAGGTCCCCAGATGGTCCCGCAACGGAAGCGCCCGTCGGTGGTACAAATGGACAGTACGAGATGCAGGGACCAGGTGTAGACATTTCGAGCCTCATGGGTGGTATCATGATGCCACCTCCACCCCCTATGAACACCACCATGGCTCCCCCACCTGACGATGATGACGACATGTCCGACATTGTATCTATTTCGGGTGATTCTACTGGAGGTGAGGTGAAGGAAGTGAATGTCAGTGGATCTACTAAGCCTAAGCGCACCAGGCGAAAGAAGAAGACGGAAATTAATCTCTAAATATATATAAATGATAGCGTATTGTCCGCTGGAGGAATTGGAACCTCCCGTCCGACAGCAGAAGCCTGTCGTGAAATCCAAGACCGAGGAGGCTCCCAAGCCCCAGGTTGGTCGTGAAGAAACTGAATTAAATTACGTCATCATGGCTTTCATTGCTGGCGTTGTATTACTCGCCGTCTCTGATACCATCAGGGCGTAAATGTATATTGAATCTACCGCAGGGTCTTCCCCTGTAGTACATTTAGTAATCAAAAGTAACCAATTCTGTACCTGTGAAGTTGTCTACACCTGAAGTATTATTTGTGTATATTCCCAAAAATTTACCATTTCTGGATGTTGTGAGTTCGACGGATATATCGAACGAATATTGGACAGAGGCAGTTGATAAATATGGTTCGAATAGAACGCCGTTTATACCAGTTGTAACTGTTGAACTCCATGGGAAAGGATTTGTACCACCGAATATATTTTTAGTACCGATGGCTATGTCAACAGTAGAAGTAGTTCCATCATGTGTTCCACCTTGTAACTCGAGTATCATCGTACTCATGTTTTCAACATTAGAAGTACCGATTTCCCGTGCCACCGCTATAACCTTTGCGTAGAATGCACCATCGTCAAACCGAAGTTGAACGTCATTTGATTCTCCCGCTACACGTGTGAATGTTTGTGAATATCTTTTACACGCTACCTGGTCGGAATTTGTAATTACACCACCATTAACATGGAGAGCTGTGTTCGCACTTTCACCACCCAAATTGATCGCAACCGCATCACCAAGATCGATGGCACCACTAATTTCTAAAGCACCATTTATGGTTGTGTTACTATTTAGTACAACGTGAGTAGATAATGGATTTATGTACACATTCCCCAAAGTATCGGAAAGAATGTTGGATGTACCACCAGTCGTTTTAAATTCTATCACCGCATTACTCGACGCATGTTCAACACGGGGTGTCCCATTATACACGTGAAACTTCGTATCTGGGACAGCTGTTCCAATACCAACATTACTCGTTTGGATCACATGGATACAGTTGGTTAAAATCGTGTTGTTAGCGACACCCATGACAAGTCCAGTCGTTGCGTTATCCGTGTCACTGAAACCCCTGATGAAGCCACCTTCACCGTCATTCGTGTATATGAGCATACCAGTGTGCTTATTGACACCTGGACTCTCGAGTCTCAGCATATTTACATCATCAGTCGTCGAACTATATATATGTAAATTCGAAGTGGGTGCATCTGTGCCTATACCGAGACGACCAACATCATCAAATCTCGCATACTCTTCATCGGAGATAGCAGTCACTTGGTGTGTAAAAGTCATGGGTCTTCGTGTGGTACCATCCAAAGCTGACCGTATTTTATTTATACTTGTACCACCACCAGATGTCGTCTCGAATTCAATACCTGCGACCTGTAAAGAACCACCACCCGTGAACACAATATTACCTCCGACAATCAATTTTGTTGAAGCATCAACACCTGCTTCATTTTCAGATGTATCTGTGCCGCCTATAACAACTCTACCACTTGGGGTGATGAGTAAAGGAATGGAACTACCAAATGCTGAATCTGCAGCGCTTAATATAGTGTCAAAATCTTGACCATCTGTATTATATGTCTGAAACGCATGTTGTGCTGCGATGTGCCTAATCCTATCAGGTCCCGTGGTTGAACTCGATTCATTACCTTTGAATAAAATCAATTCGTTCCTAGGTTGATCTTCGGTATATCGCCTTTCAACAAATAACGTGTTTCCAAACTCATCACCAGTGAGACCACTGAATGTAAGTTTATTTCCGATGACCACATTACCATTGACTTCAAATTCAGCTCTGGTCACATCGGTGCGAATACCGACATTACTATTTGCTCCATCAATGTAGAATATAGTCGCAGCACTATCAGAAACTTCCTGATAATTTTCAGTGATTCGGAAGTCACTCGAGGCACCCGCAACACCAACCGCCCAACCTGTTAGAGCCGAGTCATTATCACTTTGTATATATGAAGTGAATGCGTTTCCACTAGCGTCGTCAGTTTGCACACTCATAATCGCATCACCTGGGGATGGTCCATGATTATGTACCAAAATACCATTTGTAGTAGGATTACCCGTACCCGTGGAATATACTTCTAAATGCGCACTCGGCTGGGTTGTTCCGATACCTACTCGTCCGTCAGCTCGTAGCGTTAAAACCTCAGTTTCGTCGGTGTATCTATCATCAGCCAAAAATATATCAAGTTTTGATTTAGATTTTCCGAGTGTGTTATCATATTTACCCATCTTAAAAGTAGCTCGAACACCATCACGTGCACTAGTACCTTCCCGTGTTAAATGCATAACATTCGCTAAATCTGGTGTTGTGTTATTAATCGGTTGTGTATTTGTAACAACCAAAGGTGTTCCCAAATGAACGAAACTATTTCTGTATATAGGTTGTTGATTGATAAATGCTGAACCACCAGATGTTTGGAAGAGACCTTGTGGTTGTGTCGTTCCAATGCCCACATTACTGTTTTCCAAAATGGTCACCTTGGCCGTACCCATGGTTGAAGTTTGACTTGCGAATATATTGAGACCCTTTCCAGCATTCACTATATTTTCAATTTTGTTTACGCCCGCCGCTGGATCTGAGTACATCTTCATTCCTCCTGTGCCGTAAATCACCGCATTACTTCCAGTGACGTGAATATTTCCAGAAACTGTAAGAGCCTCAGAGGGGTTCGTGTTGGCGATACCAACCTTACCTGTAGAGGCTATACGCACCCTCTCGGTGTTTTTAGTTTTGAAACGAATGTTTTGGTGTGTATCAGAGGTACTCGCACCAAATACTTCAATGCTACTCACATTCGAAGCAGTTGGACCAGACTTGAGGACGAGTACATTTGAGGTACTATCAGCTCCTGCGTGATCTGCATGTACGGTGAGGGTAGAATCTGAAAAAATAATTTGAGTTTCAAGATTTGTGGTGACAGTATTACCCACAACCGTCAAAACATTCGCAGCCGTCAAGTTTGCGAAAACTTTGGTACCCACGGAAAAATCATCGATTGGTGAAAGGTTGGAAACACCCGAAGGATATGTACCCACCGTGCGCAGTGCCACCATCTGAACATTAGAACCAAATATCACAGGTGTTAGAGAAGTCTCGTCGATTTGTAATAAATCATTTTCACTCGTGATACCACCACCACCCAAAGTTAATCGTTCCATATACACGTTACCTGTTGCGTGTAACACATTCGATCCAGTATCTTCAAAGAATACATTAGAACCTACACATAAAGTGTGTAATGGATCGGCATTTGCCACACCAACATTAGAATCAGTGAAAAATGTACCATATACATGAACATTCACAACATTAGAATCGAGAGTAATAGTTTGTTCTCCAGGTCCACCGAATGTGTGAGCACTGTCAAATGTTTTTGCGAAAATGAATTCCTTATCTGTTGCTGAATATCCAATCACTAAGTTCGCTTCTTCACCTGGATGGTCCGTCATTATGAGGGCGTTATCATATTGACCTCCAGGATATCCATTAGCCATTTGAATACATGCATTGGCAACAATCAAGTTTTCAGCATTCAAATAAGTTAAAGTGTCTGTAATGCTCACATTACCAGCTACTACGATATCTCCCGTGACATTAAGGTTACTCGATTCAATCACAACATTACCATTCTTGAAATTGGCAACATCGGAAATACCATCACCATTATCACCCACCACAAGCTTGTTTCCTACAGCGGCATTGGTGGAGTAAGTATTACCAGTAATCTTCAATACGTTAGACCCCACGCTATCCACAAGGAATTTATTATTTGTAGTTCTGAGAATATTCGATGTAATTACATTTGTGGAAGCTACATTACCCTTGACTGTTACGAGGTTGGTAACGGTACGATCAATAACAAATCGGTCTGTACCAACCTGGAAATCGTGGGATGGATCTTCAACACCAATACCAATTTGTGTGGAAGTAAAACGAGCGACATTCGTAAAACCTGACAATTCTAGATCGCCTGTAGCACTCAACTCACCACTGAGAGTGAGATTGGCAACCGTGATTTCATCGGCTGTAATCTCACCTGCTTGGATACTTGCGACACCCGAAATAATATCCTCTTCTCTGGGTGCAGCATCTAAACTACTGACATAAATCTGGCCAGCTGTGACGAGAATGCCATCCGCTTGTGTCGCCATATACATTAATTACCGAATAAAATTCCAGCTAATCCATCCTTGATTCGAAGTACATTATAATTGACGGCATACACATACATGTACGAACGACCAACTGCCTCGACCCCTCGGAGTACAAGTTTCGCATTGTCCAGACGACTGAAGTTACAAGAACCAGATGGATTATACTCGGATGCATTCATACAAAAGTGATACGCAAAATAGCGAGTGAAAGTGGGTGAGTGTGTAGGGTTGTTAAAGTGTGATCTGCCATAATTTGATTTGTAATAATTTTGTACTGTGTGAAAATATACTGGACTCATATTTTCGAAAAGAGGGGTACCATTTAAATACATATCTGCATTGATAAACGTGAAACGATCTGATGCGGGGTTAGTTGTGGAAGCCCCAAACCCAAAGAATAGGGATTTCACTGGATGGTTAAATGATGATATATCGAGGGTATTGTACCCACCCGATTCGGTTGTATTATCCGTGATTGAATTCAACGGAAACTCTATTCGCTGCGACTGTGTAATGACAAAGTCCATCGAACGTTTTACAAGTGTCTCTCTCTCTTCTGTGTCGAGATATATGTAATTTCCGTACATATACGCTTTCTTTTCAGATTCGGGGACCAATGCAAGATTTGCTTCATCAAAGTTTATACGTATTTCAACTTGATGATTTTGAAGTGCCACCAGAGGTAAAAATGCTTTGTGGTCACAAAAGAAAAAATGTAATGGTAAAAATTGTTTGTTTGAAAGGGAAGCTTTAGTATTCAATTCTTGTGATTTATTGTATGTATCAGCTAAATAATTAGGCCAAATCTCACTATAGTAGTCGAAATGTTGTGAATCAACTTTTTGACCACCAATGAAAAGATCAATCGTTGATTTGTAAAAAAGATTAGATGATATATTATCGTCACTATTGCTACCCGATTCAAACCAAATGCCATTTATGGCATCACCCAAAACTGGTACGGTTATAGATGTGTCGCTATCGGTAATCGTTTTTATGTACTTGGGCGCTTGAGAAAAATTCGTATGCCGAGTAAATTTCATACGAAAGAAAGAATGTCCCTCATCACTTGTGAGGTACATATCTTGAACACCTTTGGAGACGAGTTGTATTAATGCACCAGACATTTAATTATTGTTT